AGCGACGATGGTGAGACCTTCATCGCTAACGGAGTCATCGAGCAAGAGCAGGACGGATACAGCGCAGGAGCCCTGATAGTCTCTATCGAGGATCATATGCAATTCAAGTACGGATGTAGTCCGAGAGCCTCGATCGATATAACCTGCATATCTCGTTTAGCCTAACGAATCACAGCAAATCACAAGGATGTGATTTATTTTCAATTATCCCGCATAGCCTATTGACAACATGTTGACGTTCAATTATTGTGGACTTCTCAAATCAAACATTAATCACTAAATCAGGAGTCACCATGGAAAACCAAGCATACGTCGAATTTAAATTCTCAGACCATGTATTCGCAGGAACAGTAAGATCGATCAGCTCGCTACAGTCATTTATTGACGGATGCGACAGGCGCGGAGAAGTATTCATCGTCTCAGCGATAACTGGATCGAACGCCGAGTTCAATAAAACACTAGCTCCATACGTCAAGACTAAAATGGATCTAGCCGCCTATCACGCAATCATGGAGACCATGTAAGATGACAACCGAGAGAAAAACCCTATACGCCAACTACAGAGAGTCCTTAGACGAGGGAGCAGGATTCCTCGAATCGTTCTTAACTCAGGGATGGAAGCCAACAGGCGCGCCTTGGGTAAAGATTGCCTCAGATGGCGAGAGCGAGCTATGGGGCAGAGACATGGAACGGGAGAAGCCAGAATGAAGCCCATTAGCCTGACAGTAAATGAAGTCATCGACCTAGCCGAAATGTGTGGCCTAGAGGTCGTGGAGAGCTCAGGAGAGTTCGATGAGGACACACCCCACGTTACCATACAAGATATTAGTCACCTCAAGAACGGGTACAGATACGCAGCCCACTATACTGAATACTCAGATTTTGGAGTTCAGCGATTAGGGACCATCAGGAGGTTGACGTGAGAAAACTAAAGCCGCGCATGTTTCAGCTTATCGAGCCTTACGACAGGATGGGTGATAGCACTACCCTGAACAGCAGAGACATGGTTCAATTAACGGGATATTGCGGGAAGAATGGCCTCCGAAATGCGATGAGGAGCGGAGCAGTCCCGCAACCTTCTACCCACAACAATGGTGCTCCAATCAATTCGTACCCTAGCAGATTAAGCTGGACGCTAGGCGATATTAGGGCATTCATACAAGCCAGAGACAACTGATCCGATTTATTTCAATAAACATCTTGACACTGTTAAGCCTAACAGCTATATTAACTACATCACATACTTATTAACTACTTATCAGGAGCACTAAAATGACTACACGAACAAACGCACAAAGAATAATATCAGAGATGTTAGCCGCCGAAATGAAAGGCGAATTCACCAAGGAAGACCGCATGATGATAGCGGGACACATGATGAGACTAAGGGATATAACCTTCCTTCCAGATAGCGAGATGAAGAGCTTTCACGCCACCTTTCAGAAAGTAACTAACAACAAATAATCAACCGAAACTCAGGAGAGCACCATGGGAAACAGAGCACCAGAATTTAAAGTTGGCGATATTGTCACTTATCGCCCCTTCGAGACAAGCACAAAAATGGAGGTGGCAGAGGTCGATAAGCGCGACTTCATCTTTGACAAGACTGACAGACGAATGTTTTACGGGCTACGAGTAGGACGAGGCCAAGTCACAACAATCACCACTGGAATATCAATCACCGAGTCAAAGCTATTCGTTCAGCACCCGCCAGTAAGGAAGCGGTAACAGGCATTATTAAATCCCCAGTTCAGAGAATACTTCGGCGTCCATAGATCGAAGTATCTCTAGGCTGTATTCTCTACCAGTCCTCGGATCAGCAAATCTACTAACAGGGAATTTGCCAGATTTGTACAGCTTGTATCTTTTAGCTCCAAGCCACTCTCGCTGAAACGATGCGGGTTGAGAGCTGAACCACTCAGGGTAGCTAGTGTTTGCGCTGACCTGTCCACCTATTCCAGCGCGCTCACTGGATGGGATATCCTTAATCTTGCGAGCGTCTCTGACGAAGGGTCTGTTCCCCTCGAATCCTTCAATATACGGCTCCATGATTGATCGGCAGTTTGGGTGAGCAGGAGGTCGTGGCCCCTCAAATAATGGATACACCTCCAAGTCACGCATAGCGCATATCTTACTGGTTCGACCGTCTAGCGTGCTCCGCCATTGAACTTCTGAAACACCCATTGCTTCGAGGTTGTGCTCCCTAGCAACATTCGCCACATGATTTGCGTTAGTCCTAACGATTCGCTCAATGTTTGTTTTTACTGGGCCACCTAGAATTCCGTCTTTATAGCGCGCAGCCCTTGTTCCTCTGATGCGCCTCACCACTTGGTCATTCGTCTCGCCTCCGACTAAGCCTTCGCGGATGGTTGAGTTTAGCATCCCGTGTATAGCTGAGTATTGTTTACCAAGCTCATCACGCAACAATACACCAAGCATGGGCTTAGCTACTGCCGCAGCGTAAGCGGTCGATACTGCCGCAGGAGTAAATGATGCCACAACGGTAAGCTTTGAGAGCAAGTCAGAAGTGAATCCAATCTCGTACTTGGTAAGCTCCCTGCCTCCCTCTCTGAGCCTTGCTGCGGTGATATTCCGTATATCCCTTGATAAGTCCTCGATTGCTTCCTTTAGCTTCTGTGAGCGCCGATACTTGAATGAGCCAGCGATAAACGCCTGACGCTCGCGATCAGTCATGCCCTCTATGATTGCGAATATCTCGCCAGTAGCCCTAGCACCAGCCGCCTCCACCAGCTTTAAAATCTTATTCAGAGTTCCTGTGCTGTACCTGTGGAGATTGGAGGTGTGACGCCCATTGATCTGCGCTATGGTATCCACGACTTAGACCTCGAAATTTCTGTCTGAATCGCTCTCAGGGTCTTCCAGCAAAGCGAACAGCGAGTCGTCGTCTAGCTCAGTCAGTCCGACCTTACGCATATACTCGAACACTACCTGCTTAGGTGCGTTGTTAGCCATAACGGTGGCGTTAAGGACTGCTAGAGTTTGATGGTCTAGGCTTACGTCAGCGAAGTCCATGTTAGGGGTATAAGACACCTCGTCTGGATTAAGGTTCATCCATTCAGCCATAATCTTGAGGCATTTTTCGATTGCCTCGCCTCCTGACTTAACCACCGACTTCAGCGTTGCTTGCTGAGACATCATTCGCACCTTAAGGGTCTCAGCAGCTTCTCCTGCTCCAGCCCCCGTTAGCTTAACGCCGTATGTGTCAGCCTCTTTCTTCTTGTCGTTCAGAGCCACATTCATCGCCCCAATTCCTGCCCCAGTAACTTCGAGGTAGCCTATCTTTGCTGAAGGGTTCTGAATGTTGATCCAAGCACCCGCGCCAACTGATTTCGGCTTCTCTTTTTCGTCTGATCCTATGCTGTAGCCTGTAGGCTGCGAGCACATAAACAAAGCCTGACGGTAATCCGCAGACATCTGGTAGGAAGCGATGCAGGCCTTCCCCATAGGAAGCAAGGGAACCTCGTCAATATCGTCTGTGATATCCACGCTTCCAGCAATAATGATTGGGACGCCTTTCAGGCCTTCGATAAGCTCCGACTCACCAGCTATATAATCACCATCATTATTCTGCTCCCATATCGTTTTGGAATAGCCTCCAGCCTCTTCGGCAGCCATCTCGACGTAATATGTCTGGCTCTTCACCTCGCCTGATTCGTCCTCTATCTCTCTGGATAGCTTCAGGACGTATCGACGCCCACTCCTCCAGTTCGTTAGTGCTTCAGCTTGGTAAATTAGGATATAGGGGTTTTCATTATCGTCCTCTGACGAGTCCACCATAAGTGGTGCGCGCCCAGTAGTTAGCTGCTCACGAGTCATTCGTTTCGCCAACTCTTCGAGAGGCATTCCGTCTTTTGTGGCCTCGTTCAGCATAAACTCCATAGCCTTCGGAAGCGTTATCTCTGGCGCAGATCCGTGAGCCATCGCAACCATAGCGCGATAGGCGGTCTGGGTTGAGTCATAGAATTCAGCCCTAAGCTTGTATGCCGAGTAAAGCTTAGCGCCGTTTGTAGGGTCATCCACTTCAGCGAATGCTTGGCCAGAAGTTTTGGGGAGGTACTTTACTCCCTCGCTTTTGATGTGAGTTTCGCCTCGAAGCGTATCTCTGACTAGTTCCCAGTCTGCTAGGCTGTCCGTGTAGTCCTGTCGTGCCTTTGTTATATCGATTTTCATTTTAATACATGCCCGAAATTGTTGAGGTGGATATCTCCCCCTTAGAGAGCAGTAGTTGATCTATAACATCGAATAATACATCCGCTTGATCGTCGTGTCTATGCGTCATCATTTCATTAAACTCGGCAATTTCCTGCAAAAACCCCTTCACCCACAAGGCGTCAGTGTTCCTATTGGAGCATGAGGGCAGCATAACGCGCCCCTGCTGTATTACAGGAATGCAAGGTATAGCTCGCTCTATCTTGCTGATTGAACGCGCCACACCGACGCACGGAAGGCCATCTTGCCTGCCTTGCTGAATTAAGCCAGTTCCGTGGCCTTTATCCTCAATCACAATGCTCGACGCACCCGAAAGCTCGATGTCGGCGCCGTTCTGATCCTCTACCCATACAGTCTTCATTTTTTGCCAGAATGACTTGGTAGAGCTTATTAATTGCGGGAGTTGCAGCTTAGCTCTCAGCACGTCGATTATGTAAACAATCTTTCGGCCTTGCTCGTCATAACCGACCGCAGCGCACATCATCACAGTCCAATCGTTCGCTTCGCCGTCCTTGGACGCCGTATCAATAACGATGACATGCTTTGTTAAGCCTAACGGTAGGGCGTCATAAGTCACGAACCATGACTTCTTAAATATCCCCGTTTTAATCGAGGCGGGTGTTTGTTGGTATTGGGCATTCCACACATAAAAGCCAGAACTCTCGTCTTCATCAGTCCTCGATGATTCAATTTTTTTGAGCTGCTCTACCGTATGCTTGAATGGCCACAACGCCCCTGTAGGAACGGTGTAGTCCACAGGGATTGCCCACTTCTCGTATCGGTCTGGTACGGGTGGCGGTCTCCCCGTTTCATTTAGTGCTGGCATACACAGCCAATGCCATTGCTCCCCCGTTCCACCGCTTAGGCAGTAGTCGGTGGGGTCGTTCTCGTGAACGCGCTGCATAATCATCACGATCGGCACATCCTCAATCATCAGTCGAGTCCTAATGGTGTTATTCATTAGGGCGTTGATCTGACTTCGCTGAGTTTCGCTCATGGCGTCTACTGGCTTGATTGGATCATCCACCAAAATAGCCCCCGTGAAGTTGTCTGCTGAATGATTTGGCCTTCCTGCTCGAAATCCAATCACCCCGCCTCTTGTGGAGGTCGCTAAAAGCTCGCCTCCTGCGTCAGTCTTCCAGTGATTTTTCGCCTTGGAGTCCTTTTTGACCGCCATAGGGAACATTGTCTGAAACCACGGGTGAGCGATGATATTCTGAACGTATGAAGAATTTTCCCTGACCAATCCGTCTGAGGTCGATAGATGGAGAAACCTGCATCTAGGATTGATTGCGAAGCCCCTTGCCATGAAGCCGATCATCGTCATCAGCGTCTTGGTGTAACCAGGGGGAATGTTTATAATCAGCCTCTTAATCTCGCCAGAGTAAACCTTGTCTAGCGTGTCAGCCAATACTCTGTGATGGTGCGACACCTTGAAGACTGAGCCCTCCATCTCAGGAAAGAACATAGCGCACAAGTCTATTGTGTCCATCTTGATCATGGCGGCCTTTATCGCTTGCGCTTCAGGAGTCCACTCATCGAATGGTTCGCCGTCCTTTGGTAGGAAGTCTAGCACTATACTTTAAAGTCCGTCATGTCACAGCCAGCGCAGTCGGAGGCAATTCTGATTAAGACTAACGCTACCTGATCACCAGTAAGGCTATTGTCAGGCGCACCCACTTTATCCCCAACCACATCCCATAGCGCAAGTATCAATTCCAACTCCTGAGCGATGAATGATCTGCGGGTCTCCGATAGGTCGTTCATATGGATGTCTCCGACTTGAGAGCCTTAATCGCTTCTTTCAGTTGCGCGGGGGTCAGGTCAATTGTTGTCGCTGTTTGGAGTGGTCGATCTGGGTCGCCTATGTGCTTCTGCGTATCGGCTTGGCCTAGCTTCTGCTTCCCTAGGAACATCAGCATAGTCACGTTACCATCGAGCGCATGTTGCATTTGAAGCTGTCTGAGCTTCATCTTGGTTCCTTGGTGGGCAGTATTGATAACGCTGATATACCTTTCATCGCTTTTTTTTAGTTTAGCGATTGTCTGACGAGAGCAGCCAAGCACTACGGCTATCTCCTCATCACTAGGAAATAATCCCGCTATATTCTTTAGTAGTCCGTAGTCTGGTACAAACTCAGGTTGACCTACGCCCCTCTTGTGGTTCGGTTGCTTCTTTGCCATGCGAGCCTCGCTCTATTTGGTGTGTTTTTTGTAAAAGTATTCAGCCATAGTATCACGACTCAGATTGCTCCTTCTCAAAAGCTATTCTGATTTTAATTTGATTCTTGGATTGCCAAGATTTGCTGTATTCAGCATTCTCGAACAACTTACTAAATCCCGTTATGTGCTTAAGCCTCACAAGCTCTTCAGCCTCCATTCCTAGCTCATTGCATATATCGGGATCAGTCCACCCATTCTCCAGCATTTGAAACACCATACTCCCCATGCCTCCGACGGAATGCTTTCCCCTTGCTCTGTTATGCCTAACGGTGGAGGCCATCCGATCATTAATGTCTTTGTCTATTACGACTACTGGCAGATGCCCCTCCATACGATCGAGAATGTTTTTATTCGACTTTGCAGTGTAGTACCTGTGGAATCCATCCACTATCACATACATATCTCGCTCTTTGTCGTGTACGGTGACAATTGGCTGAGTGTAGTGGTCGTGGAGTATCGACGTATAGAGCAGTTGCATCTCGACTGGCGCGACTGAGTTTGGGTTGTAGTCGTTAGGGCAGACCTTTTCAATAGGTATCCACATAACGTTGTCTACTGGCTCTCCGCTAAACGGTGAGTCTTTGAGTAGCTTCGCTCTACTTGCAGCAAGGTCTTTAATTTTCATAGCCGTGTCCTGTGAATCTGTTTTTGTAGCCTGCTGGGGCCACGAATTGTTCTGGGTATTTTTTAAACTTAAACCACTGCCTAACGTCAGGCCTTAACTCAAAGTTCTTAGTCATTACTCCGTCGGTGTCGTTCCTGATAATCTCCTTCACTTGGGCTTTATACAAAACCTCTTTGTGGAACATCCCCTCGAATCTCGTTTCTTGATACCCGAACCGCTTCAGGAACTTTTCCATAGACTCAGGATTGGTGATCAGCTTGTCTAGCAAGTAATCGCGGTACTCAGTCCAAGACCGAAACATGTACGGGAGTTTTTTTGGTGCGGAATATCCGTCCTGCTTCAGCTTATCGCATGAGTTTACACCATCGATCCTATCCACCAACTTAGCCCAAAGCTCAGGAGCAATCTCCTGAACTAGCCACAAGTTTTGAATCGCAGTCTCGTGATGTAAATTCGATACCCTCATATCGACGACCTTCACTCCAAGCGCGTAAAGCTTGTTGTATATCTCACAGTGAAGCAGCTTATTAGAATGGATGTAGAGCCATACGTCAGAAATCTCCCAGTCATAGATCGGATGGAAATTATAATATCCCCTCCTCTTATCCACGATCTTTCCCCAAGTAATGTCTTTGTAGGTCGCAACCGTTGTGGCTCCTTCAGCGCGCTTTGGTGACTCCTGAGCCCTCATTCCTGTAAGCCAAGCAACCGTCGAGTCAGGCCAGTGGTGTCTGGTGATTTTCTCGAACAGCGTATAGAACCGATCGTTCTCATACACGTTCTCGTGAATTGAGTGCGGGTTCTTTTCGCGCAGCCAATTACCCTCTTCACGCCAACAGTAAAGGAACTCGTCCTGATTGGATGTGTTGTTAGACATCCTCAGAGGCATTTGAAACCACATGAGGTTGATGCGGTCGTCTTTCTGAAGCTCCTCGAAGTATTCAGACACTTCATCCCATTCAGCCTCCTGATCCACGTAAACAACCGTTACGGGTAATCTGTCGAGCTTGGTGGCGACTTCCAGAGCCAAGTTAAGAATAACCGTCGAGTCCTTACCGCCTGAGCTGCTCACTAGCACGTTATCAAATTCAGAGTATATTCGCTCCACCCGACTCAGCGACTCCTGATACACCGTTGTATTAGAGTAAATTTTCATTAATCAATTCTGCTCCCAAGGAAATAATACTTCCTTTTTTCTATTCTTATGCTGCTTGCTATTTTCGGTATCAGCATCACCGTTTGAGAGCCCCAATTAAAGTTGCCGATCGGATCGAGTTGAGAAACCGATTGATTGACAGCTACGGCGTAGTCAAAGTCTTGCACGACCGCTTCACCAATAATAAGCAGAAAAACCTTACCGATGGCTGAGTCTATCTCCAGAAAATTTATTGAAGCCCTACCGAATAAAGGCATCTCTTTGTGTATAGGTAGCGCCCTCCTGATGACTCCATCAACAGGCGAGTGAATATGGTGATAATGGCTCGTCAGCAACTTCATATTGATAAACGAATAATCTGACGGTACGCCCAATCGCATAAGGTCATTCAAGGCGTCAGGAGCTGGCTTTTTCAGCCTGAGAATGCTTTCGGTGTCACCAACCCTCCCAATAGACTCGATTACGCACTCGTTTGGCAGGACTATTTCAGAGCCTTTTGCCTCAGCCTTCAGGTTGTCCAGAAAGCTCTTCTTTATCGGCCTAGTAAACCAGTCCTGATAAGTGACTAAATCACTATCATTGCCCTCATAGAGAACGTCAGGCTGATTTGTTATTTTCGATGAACAGCTCAGTCCCTTATCCTTAAACTCAAAGTATTCGCGTAAAGCTGTAAGCCTTGATCTTGGCATAGGCTTCCTGCAAAGCGGCTTAAGAGTAGAGAACAACTTAGTCAGATTACCCCTCTCAGCAATGAGCTTATCCAATTCATCAAATTCGTTTTGGTGCGGCTTATCAGTCATAGCTTGTACTTCCTGTTTTGTTTGTGGATGTCGTGAGCCTCTTTTGTTAAATCCGATGACTGGCCGATATGGTAGGCGTTCGGCCCCTTCTCTTTTGACCGCACACTCGGCATATATCGCTCGTCGGGCAGTTGTCGCTGCACGTTCGCAACGTATGACCTCCTGCCTCCCTTGCTCATAATGCGGTGAATAGCTACGCTCCCCATATATCGGGCATTCCTATAGCCTGCGAGGAATGTTGCCAGCGACCATTCGGAATTGTCACACATGAGGTCAGCCTCCCCTAAACCCAGAATGATCTTGGTTATTTTATCGGAAAATGCTAAGCCGCCACCCGTGTAAACGATATGCTGAAGGATGATTTTGTCAGACATTTTATCAACTTTCGCGCTGATTTGCTTTTCTGACCTTACCCAATTCCCGCTAATCAATCCGTATTCAGGGCGTCGAGCATACTCCGCCATTTTGTTGAGGTGCGTTTCTGGTAAAAACTGCATATCGTCGTCGATGGAGACAACGATGTGCTCAGGATCTAGGTAGGAGATTATCTTCAGCCCTTCTAGCTTCGCATTATGCATTCCCATGAGGTCGTCAGCGAAGACTATGTGTGCGTCAGGTAGGAGCCTGCGGTATCGCATACGGTCTGAAACACCGAAACCCTGACCGATCATTACAAGCTCCCAGTCGCTCAGATATTCCTTAATCGAGACCAAGCAAGCCTCCAGTAATTCTGGTCTATCTCCAGTGCAAGCCAGCAATAAGAACTTTTTCATTTGCAGTCAGCCTCCAAGGCTCGATTTATTAGAACGCTGTCGCGATAGTCGTTCTCCATAGTCCAGTAGCGGTACTCACCCGACAAGTAAGCATGATAATAGCGGCCTTTGTAGGTTACTTCCTGACCGTTCTGCTCTATGTAAAGCGTAACGATACGCCAGAGGACGTGATTGCATGTTTTGATGGTCGTCCACCAATGCGGATCTTTAGGCATCGTCTTCGCGAACGTCCACGGAACCGAGGTGGTCCACTCGATAAACTGTTCGGGAGTCATTATCGAGTGCTGAATTCAGCGCCGCAGTTCGGACACATAACAGGGATTGGAGGAATGTTTTCGATCAGGTTATCCTGAAGAGACTTCGCCTTAATCATATCCTGCTCAGTTATAATTCTACCCCCAGCGTTAGGCTCGGTGGTAGGTATGAACTCCTCTGAAGTGTAATCAAAGCCAGTCATCCCTACGTCATACTCGCTGCCGCTTATCTGACTCAGCTCAAAATTTAGAATGTCGTCATCCCATCCACCCATCTCGGACGATTTGTTGTCTGCGATGATGAACGCTCGCTTCTGATCCTCGCTGAGCGAGCCGTCTGCAATGGTGGGTACTTTATCCAATCCCATCTGAAGAGCCGCGAGTCTGCGGCCGTGACCAGAAATCACCATATTATTTTCATCAACTAGAATTGGCATTTTAAAGCCGAACTCGGTGATGCTTTTAATTAGGAAGTCGATCTGTGACTGAGGGTGTGTTCTGGCGTTGTTCTCGTAAGGCACGAGCTTTTTAGGGTCTTGTGATTTTATTCGCATGTCAGTCTCCAAATATTTATGCTGCTAGTTTACATCGTGGTCAATATGATGTAAAGTTTAATCGACGGGTAAAGGATTCAGGGTTGCTCCTAAGTCTGGCTACGCTCTCGCCACCCGTCAATTTTCCAACTATAGAGAGCAGGAGACGATAGCGAAATTAAGATGGATAAACAAAACCCCACAAAAAACGACCTCTGGACAAAATTTCCAAACTCATTCTGGCACGCAGATTTAACCCTAAGAGAACTAAAAGTTCTTGGCGCGTTATGGTCTTTTAAGTCACCAGAATCAGATAAGGTTTGGCCTAAAAGAGAAAAAATAATCGAGCGATCAGGTATAGGCAGCCCATCGAATGTCAGCAAAACAATTGCAAAACTAGAGTTAAAAGGGTTTATAAAAACAGTCAGGAACGGGTACGCAGGAAATAAGGTTTATTATTTGTCAATACCCAATGTGTCTAAACTAGACACAAGTAGCAAAAACAACAACTTATCCAATGACGAGGTGTCTAAACTAGACACAAGGCAGGTGTCTAAACTAGACACTAGTGAGGTGTCTAAACTAGACACAAACGGAAGTGTCTTAATTAGACACAAACAACTAACAGACCAATTAACAGACCAGTTAACAGACCAAGGAGAGATTGAAACGATAAAGCCTCCCAAGGAGGCAAATTATTTTGATTCGTTCTGGTTAGCCTATCCAAACAAAAAGGCCAAAGCGAAGGCGAGAATAGCGTGGGATAAAATCAAGCCAGACAAAGAGCTCACCCAAACCATACTTGACCAAGTTCAGATCAGTCGCGAATCAACCGACTGGAGGAAGCAGAACGGGCAGTTCATTCCACACCCCACAACTTGGCTTAACGGAAAGAGGTGGGAAGACGAAATAGTATCCCGCCACTCGAACGTGGACGAGGCAATTAAAATGATGGAATCTAGCGGCAATAGAATAATCGAAGGACAATACACTGAAGGCAGCTTATGAACGCGACAGACAGAAAACAATTCATGCAATTCTGGAATGAGGTTCTTCAGGATGAATACGATAAGACCATATCGACTGGAGGACTGATCAGAGCATTCGACAACCTGAGTAGATTTGAATTATCTGAGATTGAGAACGCAGTAAAGATCCACCTCAACTCGGAAGACGGGAGGTTCAGAATAACCGTCAGTCACGTCGTCACGATACTTGAAGGCGCAGGAGAGGTGTTAGCCGCTAGATCCTTCGATCGTCTCTTAGGGGCGATCAGGAGCGTCGGAGCGTATGAGGATGTGGTGTTCGATGATCCGATACTCCACGCCATCATTCAGATGGAGGGCGGGTGGATTAAATTATGCCTAATCACCGAGAGTGAATTACCGTATTTTAAAAATCGATTCACCAAGATTTACATCTCACTCAAGAATATAAGGGTGTTCGATTACCCGAAGATGTTAACTGGAATAACGAACGCGCAGAATAAAGGGGTCCTCGATGATTTGGGCGCCCCAGTTGCTATGCTCCCGCCATCCTTGATTGGCGACAGGGAGAAGGCGCAGGACGTATACCGACTAGGCCAAGAGAAGAAGTCGGAAGTAACTCACAGTCTCGATATAGTCGCAGAGCAAGCATTAAAAATGTTAGTCAATAAACCAACAGAGGTAAAATAAGATGGCAAGTTATCCAGCAAGAGCAGTAACGAACGAGTCGGGCAGGACAATATCAAGCGGGGACTACTCTCAACTCAAGGGCGAGTCCGCAGGAAAGACTGCTGCCGTAAAGGCTCAGGTCTACCTTAAGGAGAACGGCAAGCTTAAGATGCTGTTTCAGCTAGTTGATCAGCCTAGGACAGATATGATTGCTAGGTTCTGCATCTCAGAAGGTCACGATCCAATGTCGGATTGCATCCTATCCGAAAATATAAAAATTAGCTCAGACGGAAAGAGGATCCGAGGGAAGATCCTGTCACTAGCTTTCGCCAATATTGAATACAGATTCACCGACTCGAAAATATGGACGTTCGACAAAAAAGGGCTTGGCCTGTGACACTAGATGAGGTGGTCAGGACTTGGCCTAACGACAGACAGAAAAAGTTCTACATGGCGAAATACCTAGCTGAAAAAACTAAGCAGGACAGGTTCTTCTTGATGAATAAAAAGCCGCCTCCGCAATGGTTTTTTGATAAGTTTGGCCAGACATTGCAGGAGTTTAAATCCGAAGTTAAGCAACTAATACAGGAGATTGAAAAATGAAGCTAACACTAAGAAAAGTCAATATTGGTGGCACGTCATCACTGGTCGCAGCAGATGAATATACGCAGGAGGCTTTCAAAAAGTTAAGCCTAACAGACATCCTAATTGGTGATTTTGCAAAACCAAGAAACGTGAAATTTTTAAGAAAGTATTTTTCACTAATGAATACTGCGTTTGAGATGTGGGACGCCCCTCATGTCGGAGTCTATCGAGGCAAGGAGTACAGCGTAAGCAAAAACGAGGAGGAGTTTAGGAAGTGGCTCACGGTGGTTTCAGGTCACTACGATGCAATAATCCTACCCAACGGCGCAATGAAGTTTGTGGCCAAGTCAATCTCATTCACAAAGATGACTGAGGACGAGTTCGCTCAGCTTTACTCTGACACGATAAACGCGATAATAAAACACGTCCTTCCAGACAATGGCGACGAGGCTGAATACATGGCAATATTCCAGAGAATACTGGATTTCGATTAAGCCACCCCAAGCAGAAACAAGCAACCACGCGAGCAGATATGAGCCTTCAGAAATCACCCCGAATAAAAAGCAAAAAATACAGGGAGTACGTTAAGTCGCTTCCGTCATGCATTAGTGGAATGCCATCAGATGACGCGCACCACATCAAGGGGCATTTCTATACGGGAGCCTCGACGCCTTCCGACATATTCGTCATTCCCTTGACCAGAAGCGAGCACACAAACTTCCATAATATCGGATACAAGAGATGGGAGGCCGAATACGGAAGCCAGATAATGTACGCGCTCAGAACCATCGAGCAAGCCATCACCGATGGAGTGATTAAGATATGAGGAGGGCCGCTAGGACAGACGCCAATCAAGCGGAATTGGTTAAGGCGTTAAGGAAGGTAGGAGCCACCGTTCAGCCGCTTCACGCTGTAGGGTCTGGATGCCCAGACCTTCTCGTGGGCTTCCGAGGGGTAAACTACTTGATCGAGGTTAAGGATGGTGAAAAAAGTCCATCACAAAGAGTCCTGACGCCAGACCAAGTAGAGTGGCATCATTTATGGAAGGGGCAGAGAGGAGTGGCTAAAAACATCGAGGAATGTTTCGCTCTCGTCATGTTGACGTAATCATGTTGACGTGCTAAGATTAAACCACATAATTTAATACAGATATTATCTGTCAGGAGAGCAAAATGAGCGTAGTGATAACCAAGAGGCATGAGAGCATTGAAGTGGTTCAATGGGTGACGTTACTGTACGGACAACCCGGAATCGGCAAAACTTCGACAGCATTCACATGTCACAACCCTCTACTTTTAGACTTTGATGAGGGCGCGCACAGATCTGAGTTCCGCAAGGATGTTGTAACAATTCGCAGCTGGGCAGACGTCGCAGGAATTACCGAGGACGATCTTAGGCCGTACGCAACGCTAGTAGTAGACACCGTAGGCAGACTCCTTGACCACCTAGCTCTCGATATTATCAAGCGCAACGGTAAGATGGGAACTATGGCGGGAGGATTAACGCTTCAAGGGTATGGCGCGCTAAAGTCTCAATTCGGGCAATGGATAAAGGCCACCAGATCGATGGGGGTTAACGTCTTATTGTTGGCTCACGAAAAGGAAGACCGCCAAGGCGACGAGGTGAAGATCAGGCCAGACATCCAAGGCTCTTCTTCAGGCGAGGTTTTTAAGATTGCCGATCAGGTAGGGTACATCCACGCCAATAACAACAACCTCAGAGTCATCGACTTCGAGCCATCAGATCATTGGCTAGGGAAGAACACAGGCGGCTTTAAGACGCTACTGATTCCTAACTTCCACTCTGAGCCGCAGTTCTTTGCAGAGACAATGCAGCAACTACTCGATCAGATGAACTCTTCAAGCAAGGTCGCGAAAGAGTTCGCAGATGTTGCTGACGCCCATAGAGATGAGATATTGAGTCTGGATAGCGCAGAAGCATTAAGCCTGAAAGTTAGGGCTGTCGCAGAGATGGAAGACGGGCCACTTAAAGTAATAATGAAAAACTTTGTCAGCAAGAAGGCGAAAGCATTAAACTTGAAATGGGATATTGAAATAGGGGCATTCGCTCCAGTACCAGAAACGGCTGAAGAGGCTGAAACCACCAACGAAGAGGAAACAAACGATGTCTAAAAAATTAAAAGCAGAAAAGGTTCAGAATATTACTTCTGAGGAAGAATACACAGTCACTCCTTCACACAAGGATATAGTGCTCAACCTGCTCAAGAGTCGAGGAGCGAGGGGGATATCAGTAAGAGACTTCCCTGCGGGATTCAGGCTCTCTTCGGTAATCCACAGGCTCAGAAATGAGCACAACATAACCACCTCCAATCGAGGCAAGACTATCGGGTTCTACGAGCTAACAGCCCACACAGTTAAGCCAGAAGCAGAGAAACCGAAGGGGAAGGTTAGTGCGAAATCTTAGAATATCACCTTCTAAGATCGGGTCTTATGCCCTCTACTTATCTCAAGACTGGATGACCGACGAGCGATTCCAAGAAGGTCTGACAGGTAAGTTTGAGGGCAATGAGGCAACCAGTCTCGGAACGGCGTTGCATCACATGTTCGAGAACTGCTCGGAGCAGAGGCTATCAAAAACGCCCTTTGGCATAAACGAACAGGGTGAGAAGGTGTTTTTCAGTGCTGATTACCTGCCTCATCTTGAGGCTTATCACGAGATTGATCCGATCCATGAGATGTGGGGCAGGAAGACTATCGAGATAGGTGGAGACTCTATCGAAATTAACACCAGATGTGATGGCATTAAGGGGCTAGACCTCTTCGAGATTAAAACCACCAAGTCAACCATAAGTTATGACAGCTACGCTGACTCGACTCAATGGAAGTTTTATATGTGGATATACGAATCAGAGGCTGTCACTTATATGGTTTATGTTCCGCGCAAAAGCAAGGAGGGCCCCTACATGGAGCTAATGAATCACGCCTACTTCACGATACCAAGGCCGATGGATTTTGAGTCGGTGGTCAGTAAGGATATCCTGCCGCTAATAGCGGGGTTTATCGGTTACTGCGAAAACAATAATTTAATGAGCTATATAACTCAGGAGAAACGTAATGCGAATTACTAAGAATCAGGAAAACCCTCGGAACTATGCAATGTTTGTTGCGGTAGTTTGTGATCGGGAAACCTACAGCGAGGCTGGAGGATCTGCTGGCTTGAGTCGGCAAAGAGCGGAGCAGATAGTTGGGCAAGTTCGGAGGCGTATCGACTACACAGGGAATTTAGGTGACGAGTTAAGGCTAACCCTAAATTCCCTCGAAGAGATGCGCGCAAAAGGGGAGCTTTGGAGGAAGGCAGCCGAGGACTCCCTGTTCTCTACACTGAAGAACTCCTTCGGTCAATCGGAGGAGCAGCAATGAAGAGCGAGCACAAAATACAGGCAGCAAAGAAGGTGAGGCTCAGAGATGAGTGGAGGTGGGCAGACTACCTGACCGACTATGAGTTTTTTGAGATGCTGGAATCAAGCGAGCTTTGGTTTGAGGCTCTCAAATTCGCACTAAAAGACTTTATAAATGAAGTATTAATCGCACTTAGATTGCGGGAGAAGGGTAAATGAGCAGCGTCAATAAAGTAATTATTATCGGGAACCTCGGAAACGATCCAGAAACTAGATCCATGAATGACGGAACTAAGGTCACTAATTTGAGTGTGGCCACATCAGAGACTTGGAAGGATAAACAGTCAGGCGAGAAGTGCGAGAAAACCGAATGGCACAAAATTGTCATATTCGGGCGACTCGCTGAAATTGCTGCTGAGTATCTAAGCAAGGGTTCCAAGGTCTACATCGAAGGCCAGAACGAGACCAATAAGTGGCAGGACAAAGACGGGAACGATCGATACACCACTCAGGTGAAGGCTCGTGAGATGAGGATGCTGAGCCCGAAAGGTGAAGGCCAA